GTTGATCGTCGAGGTTTCCCAGCTCTCGGCGTTGATCGTCGAGGTTTCCCGGCTCTCGGCGTTGATCGTCGAGGTTTCCCAGCTCCGGGCGTTGATCGTCGAGGTTCCCCAGCTCCGGGCGTTGATCGTCGAGGTTCCCCAGCTCTCGGCGTTGATCGTCGAGGTTTCCCAGCTCTCGGCGTTGATCGTCGAGGTTTCCCAGCTCTCGGCGTTGAATTCGCCTTCCGTAGTCAATAGGTAACCAACCCCTTCTTTAATTTCAACAGAAGTGTTGATCCATATTTTATGTTCGGCGAACTGATCCCGGTATGCCAAAAGAACATCGGCAAAATCGTAGAATTGACAACACCATGAGAAATTATCTTTAACGACTGCCATAACCGCCTCGACACTTTCAGCCGCATAAAGACGCTTATATTCATGTTGGCAGGCCGAATGATTCTTTCCGAAAGACAGAAGGCTTTCTTTTACTTTTTTGTAATTTGTTTCCATATTATAGTGTTGTTGGTTTAGTTCTCTACCAGCTCCTCCACCCGGAACCTGCGACTTCGACGGGGACTGCGCAACATGCGACATTCGAAATCCGTACTGAACACCTCCACCGAGAACAGGCACAGCAGAACCGCGGCCCCGATGCGTCGGGTCATCTCGGACACGTTGAGCGTGATGCCGAAATTCTGCGTGAAATACCAGGTAACCAATGCCTGCAAGGTCCGCTTCGTGCCCGTCTTGTCGTAGATGCTCTGGAGGTGGTTGGCTACGCATTGGTAGATCACGTTCATCCGTTCTGCGATCTCGCGGGCCGAATAGCCCAGCACGACGAGGTTCATCACCTCACGCTCGCGTTTGCTCAGTATGGCGTCGGTTTTCATAGTCTTAGGCCAGCCCCCAGGGATCGGATACTCCCCATTTGGTAAATATCTGTTCGATCTTCTCCCGCTCCGTGGGCGTATGGTTCACATAGCCGTATTTGCGATTGTGGAACGCTTTGTCGCATAGGCCGCCTTCTTTTAATGCCTGGCTGATCTCATCCATAGCAATGCTGGCAAGGTCCCGGCCTTTTCTCCGGGCGCGGATGACGTTGTAACCCTTTACAAAGGCGCAACGCTCGATGTCTTCTTGTGAATGATTCATTGTTATTATCGTTTTTTTTGTATATTTTTACATTTTAATAATCGGTAGGTAACTATACCTTTGCCGTGTATCACAATGCAAATATAAGTATTGTAAAAGTATATTGCAAGTATTTTGTAATTAATTTTTAGTTTAATTTATGACTTTCGGGGAACGACTGCGGCAAGTAATTGAAAATAAGGGAATCACACCTTACCAACTTTCCGCTAAAACTAATGTATCGCAGGCTACACTAAGCCGCATTTTGGCAAATTCAACCACAAAGCCCAGTATCAAGACCGTAGAAGTAATTGCGGATTACTTGCAAATATCGCGCGAATGGTTGCTTACCGGGAATGGCGATATGCACACTAAATCGGAATCCGATGCGTCGTTTTCCGACCTCTTGGCGGTCATAGCTTCCCAGCAGCGCACCATCGAGAACCTTTCCGAAACCATAAAAAACCTAACTTCAAAGAACCAGTAAAACCATGAAAGAATCCGACATGCCAATAGCGGATGAAATATTACAACGCCTCAAAAACCAATACGGAGGTATCACCGACGCGGAGATTGAAGAGCTAACGACCGATAACGCTCAAGCATACCGTATCTGTCGTTCTTTGTGCGACTCAGGAGTTGCTACGAAAGACAGCATCGGGCTGAGCGGCACGGGGAAGACTGCATTCGTAATATCGGAGGGTGGCGCGAAATATATCTACGAGCGAGAGCAAGAAGATATAAATACCCGCGCCCTCGAAAACGAAAGCCTCAAACTGTCTGTCGCCGAGATGAAGCGGAACAAGGTGGCATTTTGGCTGACAATATTAAACTCCATAATACTACTGCCTACCGTGTTTAAGATGGTCAAGGCGCTTATTCTGTATCTTTCTAATCTCTTTTAATACAGTCAAACGTCTACGCCGTATGCGCAGCGCGTCGAGCCGTAACCATATGGCCGTTATCAATAATGCAACATTCAGTATTTGCAACACCGTTAATGCAAGCATAATGAAATGTATTCAAAGAACATTTGTAAACCCTATTGGCGCACTATTTCGCCCTTTCGGATTTGGTTGTTTCAATCTTTTTATATATCTTTACATTGTTTTGCGGCGTAGAACGATTTACCTTTGCGGTGTAGTTCAATTCCACAATGCAAATATAGAATATTCTTCTAAGATTACGTAGATTTTCTTAGAGTTTTTACATAAATAATATTTATAAAATTTCGAAACATCATTAAGCCTCTGATAATATGACCCTTAAAGAAAGAGTTCAAGTATATTGTCAATACAAAGGGATTTCGGTTTCTCAATTTGAGAGGCTGGCAGGGCTTTCAAATGGATATTTTAAAGATGGGAGTAAAACACCTCGCCCAGACAAGATTTCTAAAGTTCTAAGCATTTTCCCTGATATAAATAGAAATTGGTTTCTTTATGAAGAGGAACCAATGCTTAAAACTACCGACCAATCTGTCAGCCAAGGAGGGGATGACGCAATACTTTCGGATGCTGACTTAAATAATTCAAGCACTATGAAGAAACTATTAGAATCACTTCTTCGCCAAAATGAGGAGTTAATTAGGCAAAACGGGGCGTTAATTGATCTCTACAAAGAAGAACGAGTGATTAAGAGGGGCGAAGTCGCCCTAAAAAAAGAGGGCTGATGGTATTCTAATTAGACTAATGCCTACCGGAGGAGAGCCGAAACCATATGCCAAAGCGCACACATAATAACACTAAATAAAAATGCCCCCTCTCCGAGTATTCGGGGGGGGGCTAAATTGTATAAACCAAAATTAAACACCATGAAGAAACTTTTACTTACTATTTCTTTGGTTTTGTTTGCGGCCCCTATTTGGGCGCAAGTCGATAAAGAAGCTGATCAAAAACGATACGGGAAAGGGCAAATGCCGTTCAATGAAAAAGGAGAGGTCGTCTTTTCTAAAGTTGTCCATGAAGAGGGACACGATAAGAAGGCCCTATATAATGCCGCCAAATTATGTATAACGAATATATTCAATTCGGCAAAAGATGTCATTCAATTGGACGACCCTGAATCCGGGATTGTTATAGTAAAGGGATTTGCCGAAGAACCATCAAGAGGATTGATGGGGACTGTACAGGATGCACAGGTATGGTTTTCCCTTAAAATTCAAACAAAAGACAATCGTTATAAAATTGACATATATCAAATAAAAGGTCATTATCCCGGAGGTGTTGTAAATAACATATACACAAATCCAATGGATTGGCCAGCAGAACAACTGACTTATGAGGCATGTTTTAAACCCAATGGTAAAATGAAAACAGCAAGAGAGGGGTTTTATCGTCGAGCTATCATAGACTGCTGCAATCGCTTATTGATAAAAATTCAAAAAAATATTCATAGTAATTTAACCGCGAATTCTGCTAATGATACAGAAGATTGGTAACCCACCCACCCCACTCCCGCCCCGACTTCTGCCGGGGCGTTTTTACCCAAAGTGTAGAATAATTCACTACCTTTGAGCGTTATTTGCATGGAAAATGTTATATTTGTAACAAAGAACCACTACTATGCTTGAAACTATTTGGAACTGGATCATGGAAAACTACCCCGGCATATTTGCTATGATGGTGGTTGCAGCTGTTGTATGGACAGTTAGTCGTTGGTATTTTAAGTTTGAGGCAAGAGTAAAAGCATGTGAGGCTCACGAGCCGGCTATTGAGGAGATAAGAAACGACGTGAAAACCTTGCGAAAGGATATTGACAGCGTTAAAATGGATGTGAAGAGCATCAAAGATTATTTGGTAACAAAAGATCAAAAAGCAATAAACGTTTTAGCGATGAAAAATAGTCCGATGGTTCTCAATGAGAACGGAAAGCAGATATACGACATTATAGTAGGTGATAAATTCCTTACTGATAATAAGACGCTTTTATTTGAGCATATCGATAGTAAAAAACCTCGCACTCCGCTGGACGTAGAGATTGCAGCCAAAGAGGTTCTTATTGACCTATTGAGTAGCCCTATATTTGATGGGATTAAAAACATAGTATACAATTATCCATCAATTCAAATTAAACAAGAGGGGAAAGACGTTGATTATGCTATTTCCATATCAGATGTGTGTTTCGTATTAAGTATCCCATTGCGTGACATGTATCTAAAAGTCCATCCGGAAATAAATACAGAAGGCGAAAAATAGCGATAACACCAAACACCCATCAATCCCCTGGCCACGAGCCTGGGGATTTTTTATACCTATTGAACAATAAACCACCTTAAAACAGGCTTTCTCCCTAAGAAAAACACAAACTTTTTGAACAATTTGTCCCATCAATCCCCTGGACACAAAAAAATATGAAAATTTTTCGTCGAACTCTTGCATAATGTGCCGAGAGTTGGCTCCTTTGCATCGTAAGCCTGTGATGAAGCAGGCCACGGACAAGACGAGCGGTAGCATCCGCGAATCTTAACGACGAAAGGACACGTTGTAGGACACACGTTGTTGGTAGTAGTTCTTGGAAGGGTCTGTGGCTATTCATCCGGCCGCAGACCCTTTTTTCTATGGCAAAGAGAACGGAAGGAATCAAGACGACAACCGACAGCAAGCCCACCCGTAAAGTGGGCCGCCCTCGTGCATATACCCCCGAAGCGCTTGAAGCCAAGTTTGAAGAGTATGTCGAATGGGTGAAAGCGAATCCGCGATACAGCAACAAGGTATTGGCCGACGGCTCTGTTATTCCCGTACCTTACGAACGACCGCTGACACTTGTAGGATTCTGCGTGTTCGCGGATATTGTAGAGAATACTTTCCGGGAATACGAAAAGCAGGATGAATTTTTGAGCGTGTGTGCACGCGTGCGCGCGCGAATCGAATCCGATCAGTTGGAGGGTGCTATGTGTGAGCAGTACAACCCGACGATTGCGTCGCGTGTTCTGCATCTTGCCGACCGCCAGGACGTGACAACCAACGGCAAGGAGATAACGGCCGCAACACAGCCTATTCCCGTGGTCCTCGATCCCGAAGCTGCCAAGATCATCCAGTCCATAGGCAAAATGACAGTAAAGGAATGACGCCCGATCCCGTAACATACAGAGGCAAGACCTACAAAGTCAAAATGTACCTCTACCAGCTATACGACGGGAGCGGCGCCGTCGTCCGTATCTTCGACGAGGGAAGTTCCCGATCCGGAAAAACTTTCGACACGGCGGACTTTCTGTATGACATCTGCGCATCATCGTCCGTACCTCTTAAGATATACTGTTATCGGGCCACGCTTCAAGATTGCAAAGAAAAGACGCTGGACGACTTCCGCAAGAAGCTGCAACTACGCGGCGTATACGATCCCGATTGTATGCGTGGCGAAAACATTCTCCCTGAATATCGCATCAAGGATAGCGTGATTCGTTTCCGGGGTCTCGACAAAATGGATGTCAAAGAGGGCCACGACTGCGACATTGTATATTTCAACGAGATGCTCGACGGTGTAAGCCGTGCGCAATTCGACAATATCACCATGCGCTGCACGCGGATGGTCATCGGTGACTGGAATCCAAAATACACGGAGCATTGGGCGTTCCATATGGAGGGTGCCCCGGATACTATTTTCACGCACACGACGTACAAGGATAATCCCTTCTGTCCGGCGGGAGTTCGCCGCACAATCGAAGGATACGAACCCACACCCGAGAATATAGCCGCCGGAACTGCTGACGAATGGCGCTGGAAAGTATACGGCCTCGGAGTACGTGCCGCGCAGGAGGGGCTTATATTCCCCGACATCGACTGGATCGACGAATTCCCCGAAGACATCGAACGCGTTGTATTGGGCCTCGACTTCGGATTCACAGCAGACCCCACAGCCTGCGTACGTGTCGGATTCCGTGTCCCGAACCATCTTTATTTGCAGGAGCTGATATATCAGCCTATCGCCGACGCTTCGAAATTGTATACAGCGCTTTCGCCGCACTTCACAAACGGAGTATCCCGATGCTATGCAGATAGCGCCGACAAATATGCCAAATCCCCCGAAAGCATGATAACCGCAATGCGCATTAAAGGGCTTACGGTCATCCCCGTGCGGAAATACCCGGGGTCTGTCATGGACGGCATCACGGTCATGAAAGGATGCAAGATACACTGCGTGCGTTCGCGCAACATGCAGATAGAAGCAAACTCGTACGTGTGGGAGACGGTGAACGGCATCGCCATAAACTACCCGCACGACAAATTCAACCATCTATGGGACGCTTCCATATATGCCGTTCAGTCTGAATTCAAGAACCTTATTCAAATAGCTGCATAATGAATCTATTCGGCTACGAAATACGCAGGAAAAGCAATAATACAGCCTCAAATTTGCCGGCATCGACATTGAGCTACATCGGCGTACCTCCGGTATTTCAGGGATCAACTGAAACCGTGGGAACGATCGACACCAGGGGCAAAGCGGGACAAGCCAAAGCATACGCACTTTGCTCGCCGCTGATGTCTGTGATCTCGAAGAAATGCGCGGCAATTAAGAACCTACGTCTTGCAGCCACCACGGAAGACGGTGAAGATATCGAACGACCGGACGCCGTGCGGACTATATCGCACCCTAATAGCGTGCAAGGCATCGCGGACTTCGTGGCATACATCGAGGCCATGACGCAGATTTTCGGCAAAGCCTATATCGTACGCATGGAATCGGTGGGGTTTCCGGAAGCTTTCGAGTTGTTCGTTGTCCCCAATCTTTGCGTCACGGAAAATGCCGCAATATCTACGGCGTTATCGTTCATGCCCGATGCGGACATCGTAGATTACACGGTGACCATTTGCGGGTCTTCGATGAAGATAGCCAAAGAAGATATGTTCATCGTGAGGGATGCCTCTTATGATCTCAATGCTTGCGGCGGCAACATCTCCCGAATGGTATCATTACAGAAGCCGGTGAATACTTTCGTGGCATCCTACGAAGCGGTGCATGAATTGATGATCAACCGCGGTATGCTGGCTATTATCTCGCTGACATCCGGAAGCGGCGATATTATCCGGGATTCTCGGCTGCCGGAAACGGAATCGGAGAAGAAAAACATACAACAGGCATTCAGAAAGTACGGCATCCGGTCCGATCAATTCAAATACGCGATCACGTCCATGAATGCTGCCGTAAGTCCGGTATCGTCAACGATTACCGATCTGGGACTGACAGACGTACAGAAAGACTGCAAGAAAGAAATCGCGGACATCTACCAAGTGCCGAGCGTGCTGCTCGACGTAGAGGGCTCAACGTACGCCAACGCCAAAGAAGCGAAAACGATATTGTATAACGACGCGATAATCCCCGAGGCAAATAATATATTCTCCGTGCTCAACAGGATATATGGCTTTGAGGATTTCAAGGTGATGCCCTACTACGATCATCTTGAACTCTTCCAAGAATCTAAGCGCCAACAGGCGGCGGGCATGACCAATCTCGTGAATGCCCTGAATAACGCCGTGTCCGGCGGTCTGATGACCACGGAGCAGGCTAAAACAGAACTTTTGAAATATATAGTATAACATGAACTTATCTCAGCAAATAGAAGCACGCCGGGCGGCAATGGGCAATGCCTGCCGCAAAGAGTTCGCCGTTACAAAAGCGGACATATCGAACGAAGACGAGCATATTATCCTCGTGAAGTTCGCTAATTTCGGTAACAAGGACAGCGCGGGCGATATTCTTATCAAAGGATGCTTCGCCAAGTCCATTAACGACAGGGGCCCGGAATCAGCCACAAACCGCAAAATCGCGTTCGTGTGGCAACATGATTTCGCCGACCCTATCGGCCGGATACTGTCTATCGAAGAGCGCGAAGACGGCGCATATGCAGAAGTTAAGCTGAGCAACTTCGACGCGGTGCCAAATGCAAAGCGGGCGTGGTTCCAACTCAAAGACGGCGATATTAATCAGTTCTCGTTCGGATTCAATTACGTGTGGGACAAAATGGAATATGACGAAGCCCTTGACGCGTTCATCGTTAAGGAAGTCGTGTTGCATGAAATATCAGTCGTTACTGCCGGAGCCAACGAGGAAACGGAATTCGTCGGTGCTGTGAAGAGTTTACCGGACGCCATCAAGGTTATGAGCGATGCACTCAATGCGGCGTCATTGGAGGAGAAAATGAAGATCAAAAAGCAAATCATCGAGACATTGAACGCAGCCGAGCCGGAGAAACCACTCACTGAAAACATGTTCGGGAAAATAGGTTCACATATCGATTAACCAAAAAACACAAAGAAGAATGGAGATTAAATCATTTGTGCTTCCCGCTGGCGTAGAGTTCAGCGAGGACGAGAAAAAGGGCCTGAACGCGCTCGGAGATTATATCAAAGGGCAGTTCGAGGAGATGGTCGCAGGCATCAAGTCTCAGAACGAGATCGTCGAGGCTGTCAAGGAGGAGTTCGGGAAACTCGGGCTGTCGCCGGAGAAGATCGAAAAACTGGAGGGCGCGCTTAAAGCCCAGGGCGTCGAGATCGCCACGATGAAGAAAGGCACCCCCAAGCAGGAGGGACACAAAACGCTGGTCGCCGCGATGGAAGAGGTGCTGAAATCGGAAGAGTTCGCCGCCGCATATAAGGATATGCGGAACGGACGGGGGAGACTCTCGACGGGCGAGTTCGCGCTCAAACTCGACACGTCGGCCGTGACGAACGAAGACCCCAACCGCACCGTGCTGACGACGAAGATTTACGCAGACGCCAGTCCCCGCAATGCGTTCGTGCAACTCTTCACGCGCATCAATGTGCCCGACGACAAGAACCGCATCATGTACAACGATGCTTCCTACACTGACGGCACCGGGTATGCAGAGGAGATGACAAAGCACACCAATACCGACACCGCCACGCTTACGGGCAAATACCGTGAGCTGGCGAAACTCGGGTCCGTGCTTCCTTTCTCGGCTGAGAGCGCCGAAGATTTCGGGTACTTCCTGGCATGGGCGCAGACGAAGGCTCAGCAGGGGATCGCAGCCAAACTCGATTCTCTGCTGTGGGACGGTGACGGCGTGGATGCCTCCAAGCCCAAACACATCTACGGGTTGAAAACATCCGGCGTTACGGCGTTCAATGCAACGACGGCGGGTGTGGCAGCCAGCGTGTCGGCGCCGAACATCGCCGACCTGATTCTAGCCATGAAAACGCAGGCAAAGGTCGAGACCAACGATTCGATGTCTCCGAATTACGTGCTGATGAACTATGCTACCGAGTTCAAGATGCGCACGCTGAAGAACACCCTCGGCGACTACATCACGGTGCTGCCCAATGGGGCTTTGTCGGTGCACGGCATGACGATTATCCCGACCCCGAAACTCTCGGCCTCGGAGCTCGTCGTGCTCGATTCCACGACGCTCCAGCTGCACGACAAGCGCAATATCACTATGGAGATCGAGCGCGTTCCGGAGACGGATTCGTATCGTCTGTGGCTGTGGTATCGCGGGCAGGCCCTCGTTACACGGCCGGATATGAAGGCGAATATCTATGTCGCCGACATCAACACCGCTTTGGCCGCCATCGAGAAAGCAACAGCACAGACCGAGTAACCCATGAAAGCGAAAGATGAAGCAGCTATGACACGCGCCCCCGTTAGGCGCGGTCGTCGCGCCCTTAAAGCCAACGTCCTGCGCGTCGAAGTCATTAGAGCGCATGACGGGATCAACAAGGGCGAAATACTCATCAAATCGCGGGCAACTGCGGAAATGATGATTGCCAAAGGGTTCTATAAAAAGACCCTGGAGGAGTAACCGGATAGGGGCGGCAACACGCCGCCCCTTCTTCAAACAAAATAACATGATCTTAGACGAGCGATATTTCACCTATCCCGAGACATATATTGCGGGAATAGAGACCAAGAGCGACGGTAAACCCGCCGGACCTGCCCCCAAAATCATAAGCGACATCCAGGCATATATCGCCAAATACGAACCTCGGTTTCTGCGAATGCTTCTGGGGTCGGATGTCGCCGACAATATTGAGGATTACCCAGCTATTGTGGCGCTGCTGGCTCAACCGGACAAGGGGACATCCGTAATTGCCAAGTATATCTATTTCTACTACTCGCGCGACCATATGACATTCAACACCGTTGCCGGGGAAAAGCTGAAGAACACCGAAAGCAGCACCCGAACATCTCCGACACATCGGCTCGTCCGCGTGTGGAACGATATGGTAGACGAATGCCGAGAGATCATCCGCATCGTTGACAATGTTAAGCTGTGTCCGGACTTTTACGCAGAGATATTCGAACCGATCAATACTTACAACCTATGAAGATAACCCCCAAAGATACGGTTAATGATATTGTGATGCGCAACCGTGCATTATTCAGCATGGGTACCGAACGTATCGTAAAAGCCATACAAGACCTTCCGGAGCCGGAGTTCGTGCCTATGAAACGCCGAATGTGGTTCGACAAACGGCTGCCCGTGCGTGACATTGCCGACATCACTATGGGCGAACTGAACGCCATAGAAGCCCGGAAACCGTCGTACGAATATTTTTGCATCGTGCTCGGCGTGATGCTCGGGCTCACGAAATTCAACCGCATAGGCGTTGACGGCAATCCGGATTGGAACGCGGGGTTCAGCATAGACGAGGAGCAAATCGGACGCCTCCGGTTCATCCGTGCCCAGCGCTATTTCATTGCCATACAAAAAGGGTTGGAAGGTATCGGCAAGTCGTGGAAGAAGCTGGAAATGCCCCTCACGGCCGCCGAGATGAAAGCGCGTGTCAAGCGACCCAATCGCGGACTTGTCGCCGTATGCCGGAAATACTGCCAGATCATGAACGGCGCCGTTGACATGAATAAAGCATGGAATACGCCGTGGGCGACAGTATACGAAGCATTCGAGGCATGCAAGTGCGACAACATGGAACAGCGAGCCATTTATGAAGCGAACAAATCTAACGGGAGACGGAAACGATGAAAAAAAGCATTAACGAGATATTCAAAGAGTGCGCCGAGGCGGAGGGATTGTGCTCCTATATGTACGCCCGGATAGCCGAAGCTAATTATCTGATGGATGACGTAAAGCAATACCCCGTATTGCTCCGTCAGTTCAACGAGACTATTTCCGAAACACGGATGTCGGACACGCGGCGCCGGACGACGACGCTCTATTTCTGCGACGCCCTCGGGAAAGCGGAGCCGGACACGGAGACCGAAGTGCAGCCAATCGTCGAAAAAATGGAAGAACGCGCCTTTGCATTTATCAACCGGATGCGGTCGATGGGGATAGAGGTCGAGCTTGTGGCCAACGCGACGCCCTTTTACGGCAAATTCGACGTGTTGGTGGCTGGCGTAACCCTAAGCGCTATTATGACCTATAACATCTGCTGATATGCCCACCATCCGGCAAATAGAAGAGGTGTTCAGCCCCGAGCGGATCATCACCATCTGCGAGGACGAGTTCGGGCCGCTCGCCGAACAGATCGCCTTTAACATAATGACCAAAAGGACCAACAGCGGCGCCGATGTCAACGCTTTGGGGCTCCCGGAGGAAACGACCGGAGCGACGGCCGAAAGCCTTAAAACCATCCATGAATCTACGAACGGCGGACTTACGGTCTCATTTGTCGGGCGCAAAGGCATCAAGAATATCGACGAGGGAAGTTCCCCGCAAGACGTGCAGGAGGAGTTCGGCAGTTTCGGGGCCTTTCTGAATGCCATCGATCGGTGGGCGCGAGCCAAAGAATCGCGGTGGAATCTCGAACCAAGATCGATAAATGCGTATGGCGTTGCTTCGAGTGTCTGGGATCACGGAAACGTACTCCATCAGGAGGGCGGCGGAACGGAGATCATGAAAGACCTGCTGCCTGAAGTTGTCGAAAGGATCAGCGAAAGAATCACGGAGGAGCTCGACACCTCCATTTATAAACTATTAGATGCGACGATAGATATATGAAAACTATTTGGGGAGGGGATAATTCAATAACGGTACCTAATACCTTTTTCTGCACCAAAAGCCGATACGCATACGTCAAGGTGGCATTAGAAGCGGCTGTGCGCAATCAAGACGTAACCCTCGAAGTTTACGACGTGGCCAACGAGGATGCCAGCAAGATAACCATTGCCCGCAAAACCGATGATCGGGGCGTCGCAATATTCCCCATCGGCGCCGTGTGCGAGTCTTTGGTAAAGGAGTACGGCGAAGGTATTGTCGTGATGTTCAACGCCTCCTATCCGGGCGGAGGTGTCGGATACTCGTCGCGTCCGATTGTCGGATATGCCGACTACGAAATCAAGGCCCTCAATGTGGAAGCCAAAGACGATCCGAATGCCACCAACTACCCGGCGGCGAAAAAGATAGTCTTCTACCCGTGGGCCGGATTCAACCAAGAGGTGTTCGTCCCAACAGCCATTGAGGTAACGCTAACCGTTGCACAGGCGGGCGATCTGCTGGTCAGGGCCCAAGGTCCCTTTTTACAGTTTTCGCCCCTCGATATAGAGGGAATGGGCGATCTCGATACGCCGGGGCTGGATGCGACAATTACATTGACTACCGGCGAAAAAAGCATCCGTATTCCTGCCGATTACGACCTGTGCACAAGCGGCGTATTCCTCAAATGGATCGACAAATCGGGTATCCCGTATGTATACCGATGGACCCCCGAGATGACGACCGACGAAATGTCCGTAGATTCCACCTATACGCAACTCGATGAAACCCTCCAGCCTTTCGAGGTTCAGAACAAGACCATGACCAAGCGATACACCTTGCACAGCCGAATCGTCGAGCGGGATATATACGAGATGTGCAAAACCATCATCGGAAGCCAGACGGTGTGGATGTGGGATACTACCCTTTCCGATTGGGTGCGCTGCTCTATGGAGGACAGCGAGGCCGAGGACAGCGGAGCTCCGATGCAAGACCTGGTTATTGAAGTCGTAAAACGCGAGTACAACCTATGACGACCTACGAACTTTATATCAACGATATTCTGTGCGACCTGTCGAGTGACGAAGTCATAACCCTGCTTTATCAAAGTCCGATCTTTTCGAGCCTCGACAGCATTCAGTCGAACCGATCTTATAACATCGCGCTGCCTCCCACGCCTGCAAATATGCGGGCTATCGGTCAGGCAGCCCGCCCGGATGTGGATGCCGACGCTCCCTATGTGCGCCTTCCAGCGGCATTGTATCAGGACGGGGTGCCGCTGTTCACGCAGGGGTTCGCCGTGGTTACGGATATTGCGGACACTATCAACGTGACCCTCACGTGGGGCAATGCGGACAATTTCCAGCCTTTGTTCGACGCGAATCTGCGGGATTTGGGGCCCCAGCTGGAGGCCGCCGGGGAGGATTACATCGAGTGGAACGAGGACTCGGCAATACTCAAAAAGGGATCGGCCCCGAGCGGCGGCGTGGTCAGCTATCCGAGTGTAGCCTTTTGGGGCATAGATTTCAGAATGGGGCTGTCCAATCCCAAATATCTACATCCGGCTATTGATGTGTGGCGGATACTGTACAGCATTCAGCAGGCACACGGAATCACCATCGAGGATTACCGGAGGCTGTATGGAACCTTAGAGCTGCCGCCCATTGTGCCGCTGGTATCTAAGAATGGCGACCCTAAATATAATTTCGCCCTAAAAACAGGAAGCCTTCATTTAGATGTGAATACCATATCGGGTTCCGTGGGCCTACCAAACACGATATGGGCCAATAAAGGGTACAGCGGCAATGACGTTGACCAAGCAGGTATCTATAAAACCGAGAACAACAGAATGGTTATAGACGTCTCGGACGTGAATAGCATTCGGTTCGTGTTTACAGGCGGGGGCGTTAGGGATGGTGCTATCGCCGGGAATAACCCGCGATTCCAAATTATGGCTGGCAAAGACAGCGATACGTTTGATAACTATGTCGTTATATATGATACTGAGGCTAAATATACGATGTCTGAAATAGATCAGATGTTTGACGTAACTGCATTCGATTATATAGCCATTCGAGTTACAAGATATGAATGGCAGTCCAATACTCAGTCTATAAATTCTATTGTAGGCAATATATACATATGGGGCGACTATGATATAGAGGTCATATTCCCAGGACCATTCCCCATCGCCCCCAACCTCCCCGACATATCCCAGGGCGATTTTATCCTCGCCATGATGAATATGCAGGGATTGTTCGCCTATGCGGACAAAGACAACCCGAACACGATAAAGTTGATAAGCATCGACGACATAATCGCCAATGTTCAGAAAAACGACATCATAGACTGGAGCGACCGGGTAATTCTGAATGATATTCACCGGGTGGATATACCCGATGCGTCGGTTTTCACCATTGATGACCTCGCGCAAAGCAATATTCTCGACTACGACAACGACGACGATGTAAAGACCGACACGCACGGCACCATCACGATCCGGAACGAAAACATCGAGAAAGAAGCGGAGCTTGTAGAGCTACCTTTCTCGGCATCGGAAAATGCGACGACAGGCGGTGTAAATTGCGCCGTTGTACCGATCTATGAGGATGACGGCAAAGGCGGTGCCAATTACTCGGAATGTTCGCCGCGCATCTTGGCATGGAAAGATGATCAGACATATAACAGTTCTGCCATCTGTACGGGGCGTTTCGACCCGTGGATGAAATTCGGCGGCGATGGAGGTATCGTGAAGACCCGATACGCCTCCTATCAGAAAGTCGTTGACCGCCTCCGGATCATCACCATCCGGGCAAAACTCACAGCTCTCGATCTCTATAACCTCGACTATACGAAGCCGGTATATATCGCCCAATTCGGGCAGATATTCGCCATCTACTCGGTCGAAACGGGAGAGGACGGCATTTGCGACTGCCAACTGCTGAAATTGAAAGTGGACGGGGTTGTGCCTGCCCACTACTACCTGTATTTGGATGGCCAAAATGCCGACCAAAGCAAGACCGACATAACATCTGCCGGAACAACTATTACGTATAGTGTTCAGTCGAATGGTACGCCCTATGTGGTTTCGAAAGACAGCCGTTTGACGGTGACGCTTCAAACTGCCGAAGACGGCACGATGTTGCTCACTATAAAAGTTCCTCAAAACACATCAGACGCAGATATTGATTACGAACCCGTTATTCTGGGAGTTGGTGAAGCCTACTGGGTCAACCGCAAGGTGAGCATATCGCAGTTGAGAGCGGGATATGGGGTAAACCTGCTTAACGACTCGGAATCTATTACTTTCGATACAGAAGGCGGTGTATGGGGTAAATTTCGTTCTGTATCAACTGAAATGTTCGAGGGATACAAATGCGCTGTAGTTCGAAATCCAGAACTCAGGGTGCTTAATGGCGCGTTCTGTCAACTGGGTAAATTCGATGACAATCAGATTGCCGAAGGATCGTCTTATATGGCCTCAGCCTACGTGTGGGCCAATGAACCCGTCGGAATCCGTATCGGATTAGAGAACTCCGAAGGATTCGTATTCATAATTGATTCAACGATGACCGGAAAATGGATCAGATTGTCATCTTACCAAAAAGCTGTGAAATACAATCCAGCATTCGTGTTGTATGCCAATCCCACTACTTCTACGACCGTGGTAGCATTCCGAATGGCGCAACTCGAAAGAGGTGATAAACTAACAGAGTGGAAAGAATCAATTGCAGACCAACAACAAAAGCAATATTATTTGACACTCAATGACAGCGCCGGAGATATATCAATCAATATCGAAGCCGCTGCCAAGCAAAATCGCGTATCTTGGAGTTCTAACGGAACACCTCAAATATTGAGCTATTCCGGAGACGCCGTCGCCCTCGCTGAGGTAGATGCCTATGCTGTCAATATTTATTCATATGCCAACACTACCAGCGAGCAAAGAACAGGACAGGTGACGGTATATCTTAAAGAATCCCCATCAATAGAGCGTAAAATTGTTGTGATACAGGAGGCGGCCGCAGCAGAGCGCATGGTCATCATCGACGTGCACGCCTGCGGGGTTGAAGCCGGCGATAATATAGAGCTTATGTTCGAACTCATATCTATCTGTTCAGGCTGGTATACCGTGGGTGACGATCTGACGGTTCGAGTTTCGTTCAACGAATTATCCAGCATGATGGGCCAAGAGTTAGCAGACCATGTAGGTGAGCGGTTCTATATCGAAGCCAGCAACAACGGCGAATGTTGGTTCGGGCCAGTCCCCGCCTCCGGGAACATTGAGGCTGAATTAGTTTAGTTATTAACATTTAACCCATATGAAGAGATATGGCACAGGACACTATCGACAAGATCATTAATATCCAGTTCAGATATTCGGATTTAATCAAAGGATGGGAGGCCGCCTCGGCGGCTATTGACACCGCAAAAGTCAAACTACAAGAGTTTAAGAAAGCAGGTGATTCCGAAGGTGTTGCCAAGCAAACCCAACTTATAAAGGCGTTGCGGACCGAGATGTCGGCCTACACCCGGGAGATTCAGGCAAATATCAAATCGGAAATCGCACAAGAGGGGTCCATAGACCAACTCAATGCTAAAATTACCGCACTTACGGCGCAATACAAGGCGATGAGCGGGGAAGAACGGAAAGCGGCGAAAGGGAGGGAACTCAGTAGCAAAATCCACGATATGCAGACCGAAGTCAATGAGGCTAATGCCGCATTATTGAACTTTCGGAATAATGTCGGGAACTATGCGAGCGCGGCTAAAGGTTTTACCCCGCTTACGTTCCAAGTACAGCAACTCGCCCGAGAAATGCCATCACTTACGATGTCATTTCAACAGTTCTTTCTGGCGATTTCAAACAACCTCCCGATGTTTGCGGACGAATTGACCCGAGCAAGGATGGCCAACAAAGCGCTGCGAGCGGAGGGCAAGCCGACAGTTTCGGTGTTCAAACAAGTGCTTTCGGCTATTGGTTCCTGGCAAACGGCATTGGTCGTGGGTATCACATTGCTGACGGCCTACGGGAAAGAGATTGGGGCGTGGGTGAAAGGTCTGTTTACGGCCAAAGAAGCGGCGCTCTCTATGGCCGAGGCACAAGATAAGGTGAATGACGCTTTGAAGAAAGACGGGTACGGCATCGGTGAACAAATCGCCAAAGTGAAAGAATTGCAAATGCAATGGAGGGCTTTAGGGGACGATCTAAAGGCGCGAAAGCAGTTCATTGTCGATAATAAAGACGCATTCGACGATCTCGGGGTCAAGGTAACGAATGTAAATGATGCAGAGAACCTTCTTGTAACAAATACGGGCGATTTTATAAATGCTCTAAGCATGCGAGCGCGGGCGGCTGCGGGGATGAAGCTGGCCGCCGAAGCCTATGAAAAGGCACTGATCAAGCAGCAAGAGATCGAGGAGGAAATAAAAAAAGGGTACACGACGACAATATCAAGCGCCGGAGGCTCTTTTGGAGGTGGATTTACTAAAGTAAACCGAGCTTATACAAAGGCCGAAGAAGAGGAATTAAAGGCCCCCGTCCGTGCTTTAGAAGCCCAAGCCGAAGCGTACCTAAATGTATCCGTTGAAAGCCAAAATACGGCATCTGAAATACTCAAAAATGCAGGTATTGAGGAGGCCGCCAATGATAAAGTAAATGAGAAAATAAAGAAAGGCATAACACTTGCGGAGCAGCGAGCCCAAGCAGTAAAAGCCGCGCGGGAATCCATCGTAAAAGACATTACGGCAATCGGTAATGCTTTGGATAAAGAATTGGCCGATGCTTTCAAGGATGGGAACAATGATATTACCAAAGGGCTCGAATCGCAATTAGAAGAGCAGGCGCGAAAGTATCAAAATAGGCTTCTTGAAGCCACATTGTCGGGCGGAAGTTTAGGGACGGCAAAAGAAACTATTGCAATAGCCAAAGAGCAACTGTCGCAGTTGGACGATATAGCCAGCAATGAAGAGCTTGTCAACCGGTTAGGCTGGGACGATGTGGAATTGCAGCGGCAACGGCTTGACCTCCGTATGCAAATAGCGAACGCCGAACAAAGCATCGCCCGGGAGCAGGACCGCACAGCGCAAGAAGCGGCACGGCAGACGGCGCAAACTCTCAGCGGATTATCAGGCATGACAGGGGCCTTTTCTGCAATGTTTGAAGCGCTGGGCGGAGAGGGCGAACGTTATGCGGAATTTGCGAAAACATTGGCCGTATTTCAGGTTGTTTTGGCACAGGCCGAAGCCATAGCCAACGCCGTAGCCTCAGCATCTAAGGCACCGTGGTTCATGCTACCGATAACTATTGCGTCAAGTATCGCTACGGTAGTCGCAGCCATTGCGCAAGCTACACAAATAACAGATTCGGCGCAAACACCTAAATACGCCTCCGGCGGCCTTGTTACGGGCCCGGGCACCGGAACTTCGGACAGCATCCCCGCAATGTTATCCAACGGCGAAGCCGTGATGACCGCCCAGGCTGTCAACGACTGGGGCGCAATGCTCTCGGCCATGAACGTGGCAAGCGGCGGAAACGCCATCCAGGTATCGAATCTTCCCCAGCGCAACGACGGCATGAAGGGGATGGAGCGCATGATGGAACGGGCCCTGATGAATATGCCGGCGCCCATTGTTTCGGTGGTTGACATCAACAAGGGGCAGAAGCGGGTCAAGGTTCAAAACAGCCTCGGAAAATTAGGACGGAAAAAATACGAATAATTCTTGCACAATGTGCCGAAGGTTAGCACCTTTGACGCGAACGCTTATGAGGATATAAGCCGCGGAATCATGTACGAAACGACACATACATATCGCCACCCTTTCGTGGCCGCATCTGCCATAAGCGCGAAGTGCTTTGTCTAACTTAACACATCAAACTAATGGCAGTACAAACATGCACCACTACGCTCGGGCGGGACATTCTCAACGACTGCAACGAGCCCCACGCTAAAGGCGTGGAAAAGTTTTTCTATTTCATCTCCCGGGATGCTATCGACTGGGACAAATCCACGCGCGAGGACTTCATTATTACCAACTTGGTGGCTCTGACCGGCAAGCGTGGTTACAAGGTCCGGAACCCGTCGAATGAAACCCCGGCGATCACCATCACAGACCAAAACCCGAGCATCGACACCGCGTGGGACAAGGTTCTGCCCGTTACCCTCTTGGCCGACAGCCCTGAGAACGCCGCCGCCATCATGGGGCTCAAGCAGGACAAATACGTATGCATTTACGAGAACATGGAGAAAGGCGACGCAGGTAAGCAAGCGTTTGTCGTCATCGGCTGGGAGCAGGGCGCAACCGGCGTAGACCTGAACATGGACAAGAGCGGGGACACCGGCGGCTGGACCGGCAACATTACTGAGACCGGAGCCCCGACGTCGCAACTGTTCTTCTACAAGACGGACTACGCAACGACGAAGGCGGCGCTCGAATCGCTGTGTTCGGCAGCGTCCTAATCATGCAGACACAGGAATGGTATAGAGAGAGGGTTTCGGCCCCCTCTCTATCCGATGCCGACAAGGCTGTTATCAGAGCGGATTGGGAGGAGATCACGGGCAAGGATTTCACCGCATCATTCAATGCCCGGTGCCCGAACTGTCATCACGATGCGGCAATACTAATTTTACGGACTATGAACAAGCAGGAAAACGGCGGATACATCCTTAAGAGGGGTATCGCTTTCAGATACAAAGGCAAAGTATATACCGCCGACAATATCACGGCTCCGGCGGCTGAATGGTATATCGCGCAAGACCTGAAACACCGCGACGATTTCGAAGCACTCGCAAAGGATTACGACGAGTACGAAACGGTATCTCCGAAACACAAAGAGGAATAAATATGGCCGATGACAATATTCGCCACGTCAACTGCGCCAGCGATTTCCGTATTGTATTCGCATTTTCAGACGGCAAGTTACCCGATTATCCGTGGCGTTTAGGGCTTAAAACGCCCAACACACCGTCATATAACATATATGTCGCCTCGTTCGACGGGACAACATACAACAACTGTTCGCCGCTCGACGATGGATCTATTATGGTTTTTGTAGACCATCATCGTCTGGCCCCCGGAATCCTGCATTACTATTTGCAGACGGACGCCCCCGACAGCCTTTTCCCCGACAGAGAAATGAATGTCACCATTCCAGGCACCGTCAATATAGAGCTGTGGGAGGGTCCGAGTGACGGGGACACGCCGCCGGAAGTTACAGTAATCGTCGAGCGTTTGTTGAAGGGTGACAAAGGCGACAAAGGCGATCCGGGCGAGGCCGGCCAGATTACGTCCGCCACGGCCAGTGTGGATAACACTACCGGTACTCCAAGCGTAAAGATTGAATTGGGGGGCACCCCTGAGAAGCGGACTATGTATTTCAAGTTCTCGGGTCTTAAAGGCGAACCCGGTGAACCGGATGAATCCTTCGTTCGTTACGACGAGGCCCAGGATTTAACCATAGCCCAGCAGAGTCAGGTTTTCGAGAATTTGGGCTGGAAAGTACATGTAATTCCTCAATCGGCTATTAATTCTACCGATGCTGTTTCGGACGATGAGAAGACAACTCGTCTCAATGCTACAGCTTTGCTGGTGCAGGAGACAGGCTTACTCTATAATTTTTCTATCTCGTCGGGTGGTAGCCGTCGTTTTTACGGACAGTTCAGCAACAGTTTCTGTACGGCTTTGAATGTCAACGAGGCGACCGGGGTTATTACTTCGAGTTTCGCATACTTATATGATCCGAGTGCGGTTTCTTTTGATCGTAATCAGAGTAGTGTTTCTGATGATAATAAGAATAAAGCCTTGGGCAACATAGGTATTGATCTTGTTAGACTTCCGTACTCTCTTTTGGGTACCACACTGTCGGACAAGATGGCGAATGTTATCAATAATGCCCGAGGTATTATTTTAGTTGATACACCTAATGATTTTATATTACCGACAATTTACAATAAAGGTCGTACGACTTCGACTGATGCAATATTCATAGCTATTGGTGATATCCGAGATGTGTATTACATTTCGTATAACAAAAATACTAAGGCTTTAGCAACTGTAGTACATAATTATACGGATACTGGTTGCGTAAGGTATGCCCAGGAGCAGAGTATCACTAATACTCAGCAATCTGTAGCACGTAATAATATCGGGGTTCAGTCGGCCGACGAGTTGCTTGCAGATGATGACTTCATAGCTCAACTGAAAACTAAACTCGGCATCGGATAATATGGCACGGATGACTGAAATAATCATTAACATCGGTTACAAACTGAACGAAATGTTCCAAACGGTTTATGGATGGATCGCTGCGGCAGGCATTTTCATCGTGAATTTCTTCGCTGGGTATGAGATGGCCATCAATGCCGTAGTAGTATGTGTGGCCCTCGATACTGCCTGGGGCATTGCGGCCCAAATCAAACGCGGACATTTCGCGCTGTCCGAACTCGGACGGCATGGAATGCTGTCCAAATTGGCGCTGTATGCTTCGGTGATCGCAGCGTTTGTGCTGATCGAACGAATGGCGGAATTGGAATCGCAACTCGCCGTGATCGCTATCTGCACCCTGATCTGTCTGGTCGAACTTTGGTCGATGGGCGGATCGGCGCTGATCGTAAATCCGAAAATGCGGTTCCTACGAATATTCCGTGAAGTGCTGGCCGGAGAAGTCGCCCGCAAAATGCAGGTCCCGGTCGAAGAGGCCAAAAAGTATTTGGACGGAACTAATAAATCAAATTAACATGACACGAGGTCTTAGAAACAACAATCCGCTCAATATCGAGAAGACAAAGGGCGGCAACCCCTGGCAGGGCGAGATCGTGCCGTCGAAAGACAGCCGTTTCGCGCAATTCAGGACAATAGCCTACGGATACCGGGCGGCTTTCAAGCTGCTGAACAACTACCAGCGCAACTACGGACTGGACACCATCCGAAAGATGATCGGACGCTGGGCACCGTCGGAGGAGAACCATACGGAAGCCTATATCCGGACCGTAGCCGAGCGTTCGGGAGTTCCTGCCGACAGCCGAATCACCACGACAAACCGCGATGTGATGGTACCTGTCGTTGCGGCGATGTCGTATGTAGAAAACGGTGTCGAAGCCAAGATGCCCGACGTACAGGCCGGGTGGGATTTGTTCGTCAAGGGATGAAACGACTGATTCCATACCTGCTATCCGTACTCGTCGCCGGGGCGCTGCTCTTCGGATGGGGATACCGCCGGGGAGCGGCCTCGGTGGAAATCCGGTCGGAGGCGCGTATCGATACCGTGTTTTACGAAAGGCCGCAACCTGTCAACTTTTCCGACAGGTTGGTGCGGGTGAATGTCCCGAAGCTGCTGTTTGCTCCCGCGGATACGGTGGTGCGTGTTGTCGAGGCTGTGAACGGCACCGACAGCGTGCAGATGGAGGTTCCGGTGCGCACGCTCGAATACCGGGATTCTACCTACTATGCCCGGGTAGTCGGCCCCGTCATCGGGGATTTGGCGCCCCGGCTGGACTGGATCGAGACCTACAACCGGACCATTACCCGAACCGTGACAAAACGCGGCAAGTTCGCCGTGACGGCTGGGGTGGGTGTAGGATACACGCCGCAAGGCTTGCAACCGACGATCGGGGTGCAGGCAGGCGTAATGCTGTGGAATTTTTAATAATTACCGCTATGAAGATTATTTACAACAACATCATCCCATTCCCGGGATTTGCCGCCATCAACCTCTTCGGGGTGATATTCGCCCGCAAAGAGTATCGCCCGCTGTCGGAAACGACAGTCAATCACGAAGCGATACACACCGAGCAGATGAAAGAACTGCTGTATGTGGGATTCTATCTCTGCTACTTAATTGAGTGGGTCGTGCGACTCTTTATGAAAGGGAATGCCTATCGCAATATCTCCTTTGAAAGGGAGGCGTACAACTGTCAGCATATCCCCGGATATGTACAGATTAGGCAGCGGTTTGCGCAATGGCGATAAATTAATACCTCTGGGGGACGGGCATAAAAAGTCCCCAACGCCCCTCTTCATTATTCCACTAATGTGTGCCATACGCACCGAGCATTGAGGACTATTCCTTGATCCGGTGCGTATGGCTTTTCATTAGTGGATAATCAAAGTTAAAACAAATATTTGAGATGGAGATGCGTAAAACAGAGCTTTTTGCACAAATACTTAAAACCGTTGCAAATGAAACGGAATTGACACCTGAGCAAATCCTTTCGTGTTGTCGCACCGCCGAAACGGTCGATGCCCGTTATATACTCGTCCATCTGTTAAGACGCGAAGGCATGTACATCAGCGAAATAGCCCGCATGATGAATTTCTCCCGCCGGGGCATCGAAAAAATGCTTTCTCAGTTCGAGGACCGCCTCTCTCAGAGCGGGCACATCTTCAAAGTGACCTTTGAACGCATTGCGAACAAAGTGCGCATAGCCTTCGAATCATCCCGTTGACCACCCTGCCGATCCGGACCACCTTTGCATCGTAGCTACGGTATGAAGGCTATCTCAATCGCCGAAGAGGTAAGAGGCGGAAAAATCTTAAAAAAAGTATGGCATACGAAGAGAGCGGCAACGGCGGCACGAAGGTCTACTGTTGCGGGCAGCCCGACAACACGCTGGCGGCCGCAGCCCTGATGCGGGGCAGTGGCGATTCGGACAAAGACGCCTGGCCGATGATGGCCATGATGAACGGCGGCATGAACGGCCAGTGGAACAATCCGTTCGTCTATCTGGTCTGGATGATGTTCGCCCAACGCATGTGGGGTGCTAACGGTTTCGGCGCCGGAGGCGAGAACCCGCAGCTGGCGGCAATCCAGGCACAGATGAACACCAATCAGAACTCGGAGCTCATCGTTCGGGCTATCGACGGCAACCGTGATGCTCTGAGTACGTTAGCGTCCAATCTGAACTGCGACTTCAACACGCTGAATGCCGCCATTTGCGACGTTCGCGGAGGTATCGACAAACTCGCGGGACAGATCGGATTCTCGGCTGAGCGGGTCATCAACGCCGTGCAGACCGGAAACAGCAGCGTCATTCAGGCGATCCAGAACTGCTGCTGCGAGAACCGTTTGGCGATCTGCCAGCAGACGAACACGCTCCAGACGGCTATCAACAATGTGGCCACCGGTCAGGAGCGCGGTTTCGCGGCTGTGGCGTACGAGACGCAGCGTCAGACGTGCGACCTGCTCAACGCCGGAGAGAAGAACACGCAGCGTATCATCGACACGCTGAATGCTCACTGGACCGCAGATTTGCAGCAGCGTTACAACGACGCTCGCCTGGAGCTGAGCCAGCTCCGGCAGAACGAGACGCTGATCGCAGCGCTGAAAACGTCGAGCGCATCCTAATCGGACGTCAACCGGGCAGGGAGAGAAAATCTCCCTGCCTTTATAAACCTTCATACTTATGTTCAAGGATCTGAAAACAGGGTATCCGGTGTACATTTTCAACAAGCCGGAGTTAACGATCTCGCAGGCCAAAGTCCTGCAAGTATCCCAGCCGTACTTCGAAACGCCGAAACCGCAGCCGGCTTTCATGCCTTCGTCTCAAAGCACTCTCCGATATGTAGATGTCACCGTAGAACTTGACGGCAGGCAGTCCACATATGCCATAGCGGAGAATCTGTCGCTGGCATACGCCAACGACAACAAACTCGTTCTGGCAACCGATAAGGCCGGCATCGTTCGGGAGGTTGAGGCGATGCGAACGCAAAGTCAGGATGTCTTATCGTCCGTAGACCGACATAAGGAAATCATCGAGAAGAGCTCCCGATTGCTCGAAGAGTGGAATCCCGAGTACCGGGAGAAAGCCGAAACAGAAAAAAGACTGGCGGCTTTGGAGGCCGGAATGGGCGACATCAAGGGGATGATCAAGACACTATTGGAAAAATAGTGGAACTTGTGAATCAAGACGAGAATTCCGAAACCGAGGATAACAAATTCATAAACCGCTCCCGCGCGTGTCGGTGTGTAAAAACTGTTAGACATGACTTCAATCGAATTAAAGGAACGCTACGAACGGCTGCATGACAAGATGGCCGACATGGATGATGAACACGCAAAAAAAGTGTTTGCCGGGGCCCAGATGTGGGCATTCGGGAAAGTGGCGGAATCATCGCCGGCCATTGCGGAGATATGGCTTGGAAAACTGGAAGCGATATGCTGGAACAACTATCTGTCGGATGCCGAAGCAAAGACGATAGCTTCAAAACTGATCAATCAGGATGGAAGTACCGGGCCCAGATGGAGCAAGGAGGCATTCTTGCAAACCGTCGAAAAACTGGGCGGAGACATCGAAAAAGAACCGTATTACAACGACAATGCCTTATGGGTCACGGCTGTAATGATATACAGCGATCATGCCAAGAGCATCGCCGAAGATATGGGGCACGCCTCCCCGTCTGAAATCCCGTCCGAGAAAATGGCGCTGTCGTGCTACCGGAAAGCCGTGGAAAAACTCTGCGACAAGGACCGGAAGCACTTTGTCCGCGAGTATTTCGAAAACGAACTGATGTAAGAAAACGTCCTCGCAAGTAATGCGAGGACGCTACTTTATTATGAATGACGAAATGACATACTGGGTATCGCAGCTCGAAATAAACGAATGCTCGGCGCCGCTGTTCGCTTTGGTGATCGCAAAGATCATGGAGGTGATGTGAATCAAAACCGCGTCAGCAGTGCGGCATTTTTCTCGCGTTCTTCTCGTTCAAAAGAGGCGAGGTAATTTTCTGTCGTCTTCAAATCCGTGTGTCCGAGGCTTTCCGAAATATAGGCAATACTTGCTCCGGAACGCTTCAATACGGTGGCGAATGAATGGCGAGCCGTATATGTTGAAACTGGTGGCAACCCTAACACCTTAGAAATAGACCTAAATTTACGATTTATACGACTCGTCAGGTCTTTCGCCTTTTGCCGCTGTTCCTCAATAGATTCTTTACCCGTAAGAATCGGGAATATGAAAGCGTCGGGGCTTTCTTTGTTCCCCCATCTTGATATAATATCCTGCATTTGGGGTACAATTATCGCCCGCACGGCTTTCCGGGACTTTGTGCGGTGCTCCGTCTTTTTCCGTACATAGCTTATTTCCCCGTCCTCAATATCACTATATCGCAGCTTTACAAAGTCGGCAACATTAATCCCATTGCACAAATACATGAACAGCCAATAATCGCGGTATTTTGCCGTTGCTTCATATCCATCATCATAACGGGCTATCAAGCCTATCTGCTCCAATGTAAGGGCCAGTTTGCGGCCCTCACCCTCTTGTATCTCGTAGCGCCCCCGGCCGAATGGATACTGCGCCTCCTTTACAATACCAATAGCCCGGGCCTGGTTGAATATCGACCGCAGAGCACGCATATATATCGCAATAGTTGTCTGCCCCTTACCCGAAGCACGCATAAACTCTTCGAATCGACGCAGCCATGAAATAGAAACATCTATATATTGTACCTCCCGCTTTGAAAAAGCATTCATAGATAACAACAATGCACGCAGAATATCCGCCGTGCCTATGTGGGATGTTTTCCGCAATTCCTGCTCTTTGATTTGAATGGCCGCATTTACTGAAGTAGCACCGGCCCCTTTCAAACGAGCGCTTAACAATTCGAGTGTAAAACAACCTTTAGACGTTAAATCTTCGACAGCTTGTCGAACCAATTCAAAACTATTTTCTATATCTTTGCGAACGGATACAAGCGAGTGAAGGCGCGTTGCGTTCAGTCGCTCCCAGTCGTCGGGCATCATACTCTTACCGGTTGGGTAGTACGAGCGCACACGACGATACGATACCCGGATACGCACGGGATATTGGCCGTTTGCCAACGCCCGGCGCGTGTCGAGAATGGTGGCTACCGTCACGCCATCCTTTGAGTAGTAGTGGTTGTTCATTGCACATTATTTGCACACACATTAGTTATTGCGTGCAAAGCTATGCAAAGATATGAAAAAGAAAATTGTCCGGCAAGTGTTGCCGGAAACGGCATGAAAAGCTATGAAAAACTATGAAAACCAACAAAATACGCATGGCATGCAAGAGGTCACGAGTTCGAATCTCGTATTCTCCACA